ATTGTACCTTGCTCTATTAGGAATAGTTGCCGGTCTTGATAAACCTTTAGATTTGTCAGATGAAGCTTTTTGTCCTCTTGCGTGACTTCTACCTTCTTTAGCTTCTTCGTAATCTTTAAAGTGTCCACCTTTACCTTCTTCACCAGCTTTCTTTTCAACACCGCCTACATCCTTACGTTTGTATTCGTGTTTCTTAGAACCCCAATTCTCCTTAGCTTCAGTTTTCTCAGCGTCATCTTCCATATCGATTTTTAAGTCTTCGATATGTGCCGCGTCGTCCTTTTCAGCGTCGTGATATTTGTCGTACTCTTCATCGTCTTCTTCACCAAGTTCAATTTCATAAACTACTTCGTCACCTTCGTTAGATTCGTCATACCCTTCTTTAGATTCTTCGTCTCCTTCGTTAGATTCTTCGTAGTCGTTATGAGATTCAGGGTCGTCACCTTTTTTACCTCCGAATTCCTCCATTTGAATTTGATATTCAACATCAGCCTCATCATCTTTAAGTGTGATTTCGTCACCGTCTTGTGTAACAACGATTCCGTCTTCTTCACCCATAGCTTTAAAGACCTTAAGGATTTCTTCGTCAGATGCACCTGTAAGGTCGAGTGGTAAAAGAATTTCTTCTTCATCATCCACTTCTAACTCATCACCTGGTAAATCCATCATAAGCATTTCATCAGAATCAATTTCCATATCATCTTCATCCTCATCGGATTCGTCTTCAATTTCCATATCATCATCTAGTTCCATGTCGTCTTCAATGTCAAGTTCGTCTTGTTCTTTTGTTTCGTGTTTTACACCTTTTTCAATTCCTTGACCTTCCATTGCTTCAACAGACACTTCGTCTTCAATCTCTTCATCATTTAGAGATTCTTTTACTAATTCACTGATTTCTTCCTTCATAGTAGAAGCAAGTATTCCTTTTGCATTCTCCGTAACGGCTTCTTTCAAATTTTCCATTTGTAATAGCGCTTCTTCAACTAAGTTTTGTTTTTTTTGTTTCATTATAGTTTTTTTTGCAAAATGTTTATTTATAGTTTCTATTATAAATATACGGAAATTGAAAAAAAAACCTTTTACTAAACAATAGGCAAAAAAAAATCGGGTATTAGCCCGATTTATAAATTATAGTATGTGTGTCGATATTACTCGATTACTTCATCAATTTTACTTTCAACACATGCGGATATTCTCCAATCATGAGTAAAACCTTCAAATGCTTTAGTAACTTTCGCTTCAACATCTGTAACGTTAAAACCTTTTACTAATTTTTCTTCTCTAATTTTTTTGATTTTACCTGAGTGTTCGTCTGGCAAATCATACTGAATTTTTGCAACAAAATACTTTTCTTCCATTTTACTTTTTTTTAGTTATTAATTAATATCCTAAATAATCGGTTAATTTCTTCATTAAGTCAAGTGATTTGTCTAAACCTTTTTCAGGTTCTTCAACACTACTTCTTAACTTAGTTTCTTCTTCGATATTTTCATCGTACTTCATCCTATCATCCTGATTTAGGAATAAGTAAGCTCCGGGTGTTGATGGGGATGAAACTAAATCAAAACAAATTAACTCAAAATCCTCCTGTACTTCGTTCCTATCACCTCTTTTAACTAACGACCCCACACCACGAGAGGAAACCCCCATTGTAACTCCTTGTCTCATAAGGTTCGCCGCTTGGTCACCAGGACATGAAACTACACCCGTACTATGAAACCCCGGAGAAGTTAATAGTTTTATTTTACCCATCAATACATTACCTTCCCACCACATTTCAGTAATTAAATGAGAAACTCGGTCTAAATCGATTAATGATGATTCAGGATGGTTAAGTTCTGAAATGGATAATCCTTTCTTTATCGCTTCTTGATATTTTTCACCTTCTCGTCTTAATATCTTTTCAGGATATATTCTACCGTTTCTATTTGGTGTATCGTATTTTTGTAATACGGCATAAAACTCAAAAGGTTTAGAGTGGTCTAATTGACCATACGATTCTTTTATTACATCAGCATTACGTTTATCGTTCGGGTTAATAAATCCGGCATCCCACTCAATTAAAATTCCTTTACCCGTATCATTCGGTCCTAATATCTTCATATCTTTTTATTTTATAAATATGTCACGTTTAGTATTCAACACCAATATAAACGTCCCATTCACTTATTTTAATTGGAGTTACCCTCAATAACTGATTTATTTTATCACTAATAAATGCCTTATATTCTAGTGTAATGTTAGAATCGTCACCGTCACCTGAGAAAAAAACATAGTTATTTGCAAACTCAGTAACGTCCTGTCCGTCATACATTACTTTACCAATATTTACTCGAACACCCACATCTTCATCTTCAATACTACCTTCTAACATAACACTACTCGGCTCAATAAAGCTATCCTTATAACCAAATTCGTATATAAATTTTTTAGGGTCTATAAGGTTATTAAGGTTATCTAAAGTGGTGTTCACTTCAAATAGTCTTAACATCTGACTTTCATTAATTATAACTTCCATTTAATAGTTTTACTATAAATAGTTTAAACTGTTTGTTTTTTAGTTTTATGTAATATGAAATGTTTAGATTTCATTAACGGATATCCATAAAGTGTATTCACTATTTGTTTTACTCTATCTCTTAATATCATAGATTTAAACTCTAACTCCTCCTTTACAAATAAAGTCACTTCTAAATTCATAAAACTTCTTTTACCTAATTGTATACCACTACTTCTTAAATCTAAGTCAACTATATTGTGTTTTTCAAATATTAATGGGTCGACAACCTCTAATAAATGGTGTTTAATATTTCTTTCTAACATTCCTGTGGTTCGAGACCAATTGTCTACATTAACCACTGGTTCTACCCAACTCTGTATCAGGATATAAACCGATTTTAATTTTTTTGCATCTACTGTACCATAACTACACTTTGCGTTTTCGTATCCCGATAGTTGGGATGTTTTTCCTTTTTTCATATAAATTCATAATATCTAATGTTTATTTGTTCTACTAAATTATAACCATAAAAAGGTCGGTTGTCAAAATATTGATAAAATGAATATACTTATTATAATAAGTGGTATATGTTAATAATAGAAATAGGAAAAAAAGAAAATATCGAAAGAGCCCTCAAAAGGTACAAAAATAAAGTTTATAAGACAAAACAGTTAAATAAACTTCGTGAAGAAAAAGAGTACACCAAAAAGTCAACTAAGAAACGAAAAGAAAAACAAAAGGCAATTTATGTGCAAAAAATAAAGGATTCAGAAATCTGAACCCTTTATTTATTTTTATATATGAGATTAGTTTATAATCCGTGTTCTAATTGTTTTAATTTATAAAGTGAAGTTAAAGATATTTCGGACTTATTAATTCTATTAATGGTTTCATTAACTCTATTATTTAAATCCTCATCGTTCGATTCATTAACTTTTTCAGATAATTTTTCTAATACAATACTTTTAGATATTGTAATTTCTTCAGCTAATTCAGTCTTAGATAGAGATAGTAGATTTTTTAATTCTTTTTTTTCTTCTTCACTAATGTCACCATACTCACGATTAAAAGTATTAGTCGCAATTTTTAACATTGAACTTAAAGGTATGTTAACTGATTCAGTAACCTTAGAAACTTCTTCACTCTCACCTAATAACTTCTTTATTGTATTTTTACATTCTAAAACTTTCTCTAAATTTTTAATTGAACTACTGTAAACTACGGTATCAATATTTGTATAATTATTATCTGAGTTAGTTTTTAATCCTTCAGAAACCCACATGTTAACTTCTTTAAGTTTAGTGGATTCAGTTGTTAATATAACTTTGATTGTCTCAACACATTCATTTACGTAATCATCTACGATGTCTTTAGAGAGACCTTTCTTTTTAGAAAGTTCATCGTATAAAAAATATGCTTTAGCAAGTTTCTCATTTTCAATGATATGACTTTTAAATGACTTCATATTGGTTTTAAACGAATTTTTACCATATGACTTAGTCATTAGAGATTCTATATTTGATTTTATTTGTCCGAATTTATTCATAACCTTTTTTATTATAAATATTAACTATCTAGTAATGTTCTTAGTTCATCCTCTATTTTACCTAAAGATACTCTACCTTTTGATAAATCTATTTCAGATATCCCTGTTACCATATCATTTTCTAGTATCATATTTAAGTCTTTTTCTTTAATACCTTCAGGTGTAACTTCAGATGCTGATGTATCGGTACCAGTATCGCCAATGTCTCCACCAATGTCCCCACCAATGTCTCCACCGAGGTCTCCACCAATGTCACCACCGAAATCACTACCACCACCATCGGAACCAAATCCTGTATCTGATGGTTCAGTTACTTCACCTTCAGGTGCTCCACCTTCTCCAGGTTTATCACCGTATAATTTATCTATGTTTGCAAAAATACCTGTTTTACTAATTGTTTCAGATGTCTTCTCTAATTCAGCACCAACCGCCTTTTCAATTCGTTGTTGTTGTAAATCAAGTTTAATTTCTTCATCTGAGAAACCAAGAATATGTTTCTTAGCCCATGAGGAGGATACTGGTTGTATACCATTTCCTGGGTCTGAAACCGCGTCACGATAAAGTGCTACTTTTTGTTGCCATTGTTCAACCTTAAGTAAATCCGCTTGTGTTGATGGGTTTGTCAATCCTAAGGTAAAGTTATTTAATTCATCTTCGAACCCTAATAAGTATAAGTGTATGATTGCAATTTTATTTAACTCTTGAATCATCGATTTTTGAATTCTATTAATTGTACGAGCAAATCTGATATCCTGTAACGCTAAATTTTTACCGTCACCCACAACTTCTTCAAAACCTAAGAACGCCTTAGGGACTCTAAGAGCCGTTAATAATTTTTTCTGTATATATTCGATATCCGCAATTTCAGATAAATTTTGAGCTCCTGGTAATGTATCTATTGGGTTCGGAGCGTTAGCATCTCGAACAGGTATAAAGTAATCTTGGTCAACTGCCATTTGATTATACCTTAAATCTACATTACCGTTTGTAGAATCAACTACTTGGTCTCTTTTAAATTTATTCGCAACTCTTTGTACGTATGGTTCCACATCTTTGTCATCCATATTACCAACAAATACCTTAAAAACTCGTCTTTCAGGTGCTCTTGACGTTCTATAAACTAACATCGCATCTTCAGATAATATAAGTTGTTTCCATATACGTCTAGCTTTTTCTAACATTGAAGTACCATATGGTAATTTACGGTCATCACCTAGTAATCTAAAATGAGCCATTTCCCACGTATTAAGTACCATGTCTTTATTTTGCCATAAGAATTTAAGAGCATCATTATCGGTGTCGGCACTGTTTCGTTCAGGTTTCATTTTCATTCCTCGTTCTTGTCGAGTAATTTCAATGTTAGGTAGTTGTTGTACACCCATAACTCCCTTTTCAGGGTCTAACTTTAAGTAGACAAAATTATCACCATACTTACAAGTATTTCTTGTCCACATAGGTAAGTTAGTGCTAATATCGAGTCTATTGTTAAATAAGTCACCAAGAACTGATTTAATTCTTTTACTTTCAGAGTAAATCTGTAATATAAATCCATCTTCGTTTGCTGTTGTTGATTCTTCACCGTAGATATCTAACGCCGCAGATATTTCAGGAGTATATTCCATACTCTCATAATCATAAAAGGACGCTAATCTAGTTGGTTCATAATATACCGCTTGGGTATATAAATTATTCTCTACCTTTTGCCATTGTTGTCCAAGGTATAGTGTTTGTTGGGCTTGAAGTTTTTCTCTTTCATACTCTTTCTTATCTGGAGTCTTTAAAAGTTCTTTTTTATCAAACTTAAATGTAGGCGCCTGTTGGTCAAGGGTTGAGTCGGGACCGAACACCTTAGTAAGTCGTTGCCATATTGTATAATTTTCTGCCATACTTCTTTTTTAGATAAATAGTAACATTATTTGAATTAAACTAAACATTTAAAACTTTCCAAATAACCAAGAATTATCTTGATAGTCCTGTTTAGTCGCTTGTCCTCTGTTTCTATTATGGTTTATTCCCCCTGGCAATGCCGATAAGCTTGGATGAAAATCGTTAGAGGTATTTTTGACGGGAGTTTCATTAACTAACCAACTTTCCATCATGGCTTTAGTTTGTTCTGTAACTTTTTCTAACTGAGTAAATGAATTTTCTCCAACATAAATCGCCATAGCTATAGCCATAATTAAATCATCGTGTTGCCCCTTTTGGTGGTCAGGTCTACCGTTTACGTAGACAAAGGTGTTTAATTCATTTAAAAGTCTTGATGAACGAATTTCAAAATTATGTCTTAACGCCTCCTCAAATGATGCGACAATTTGTACGCGTTTATTATTGAAATTTAGTCCAGGAATCTTCTCCATGGCTTTAACGTTATATTTCCATTTATCAGCAGTATTAATACCTTCAACATATAAATTTTTATAACCTAATTCTTGTAATTTTCTTGACGTAGATACTCCCATACCCCCTGTAATATCAATCACTACAAATGCGGAATACATTGTTGCCCATTTGAATGCTATCTCTGCGACCACATCAGGCGGAACCTTACCTAAATACTCAAGAACCTGTTCCCTCGTATCGAAATCAATAATAGTAAATGTGGTGTAATCTTCACTATCCCCACGAGACACATCAATACCCATTATATACTTATGTCCCTGTACAGGTTCTTTCCACTGCCATAATGAACCACCTATAAATTTGTTTTTTGGTTCCTGTATGTAGTTTTGTTTCATAATCTCAATCGTACTACTTGGGATGACGTTATCCCCTGAACCCAAGAAGTTACACTCCAATTCCTGTGAGATTTTTCTTCTATCGAATTTAAGTTTTTTAGCCATACCTTCGAACCATGGAGAATAAACTTTGTATCCATTTGATAATTTTAATTTAATGTCCTCGTAATCCCTTTCACGGGGGTCGATATCACCATATCTGATTATTATTTTACTATCATCGTAATCTTCACGATTTAACATATAATGTATAATATCATTACATTTAATAAGTTGTAAGTCTTTAGCGTAACGAGGGTCACGATACCAATACATTTCAGTTATTTTGAAATCATTCATACCTCTTAAGGCTTGGTCATATATAGTATAGTAAATTGGGTCAAAACCGTTAGGTGTAGATATTACAATAACTTTACCCCCTGTCGATAGAGACGCCATACATGCAGACCAAAAGTCATCATCCGCATCGATAAACGCGGCCTCATCAAAAATAAGTATGGTTGGAGTATATCCACGAAGTGCATCTTTAGAAGTAGCAACTGCCTTGACTTCACACCCATTAGATAACTTAAAATGTCTTTGTGAATTTTTTTCATTAGAATATGATATTCCAAACCATGTCGGCCATTGGTCTATAAAACTTCTAACTTTATTAGCGAACTCTTGAGAGGTATCTAATTTATTGGCGATAATTAGTACTTTTTCAGGTTTTTTCTTAGAGGCAGTAACCACTTTTTTAGAAGCCCACGCGGCGGTAACTGTTGAAACACCAGCCTGTCTATACTTTAAGGCAATATTTTCCTCATAAGTATCGTAGTCATTAATAAGGGTTTTTTGGTCTGAAAATAATTCTAAAGGTACGTACTGTGACTGTGTATTATCGTAAGTTTGTAAATAAGTTTTTAAGGCGTAAGGAGTATCTTTTATACACTTCGCATATTCCAATAAAGCCTGCTCTCTTGATAGTCCCATCTATACATAATAAGTTTTTTTTATGATAAAGAAATACCCAACCCGTCTAAAAGACCCGCAAGGTCATCATCATCGTCATCATCGTCATCATCATCACCATACTGTGATATTGCATCTTCATAATCTTGAGACTTTAATTCGTCTATAATCTCATCCACCATTTTAGCTACAACTTTTTTACCATCATCAGAACCAGACATAATCATTTTAGCTACATCAAAAAATTCATCCGTAGTTAATGAAGAAAATCTTGAAAATAAGTAATTTTGTATTTCTCTTAAATCGTCATCGTATAATTTTTCAGGATATGAATCCATAAATTTTTCCCAAATTACTGGACCTAATCGTAAATCCCATATTTCGTAAGGTAACGTATCTTGAGACGCCATAACCATATCTGCGGCTTTAGGGTCATCAGGTAACCCTTGAGTCCCTAAGACCTCGTAAACACCCTTTAAAAGTTCATGTATTAATATAGGAAAAAACAATCCTTTTGCCTTTATAGTTGGTGGGTCAGTGGTGTCATCAATTTCTTCCTTACCTTCCATTCCTTGTCCACTTTCGGCGGCTTTCATAACCATTTCATCTGGCATAATCCAGTATAATAAATCATTAACTGACATTAATACTCCATATAAATTTAACAGATTTGGGTCAAGTTTTTCTAACTCCTCTTTAACTAAATGAAACATATAATGTCCCTTTTTGGACGCTCCTTGTATTAATGAATTTATAAAACGTCTTTTAGCTTTTTCTAAATCAAATTTTTCAAAAGCAGCCATAAAATTTTCTAAATCGTCTTCAGCTTCATCTTCTTTAACTCCAAATTGGTCTAAAACATCTTCGTCTTCAGGTTCTTCAGAATCTTTTCTCATTTTTGACATATCAATCTGACCTGGCATTGATGTTAATTCAACATCGTATTGGAACGCATCGTCAGGTAATGATAATTCTTTTTTAACAACCTCTACCGCCAATTGTTCTAAATAACCTTCATTATTAGATTCAATTTGTTTTACTTTTTTAACGGCTTGCATCATCATACCTTGTAAATTCATTAATTGATTCTGAGTTACTTCGTTAACACCAGTATATCTCTTAACTTTTTCAATTACATCACGAAACCTTTTTGACGCAACTAATTGTTCAAACGAGTTATCAAGTTCATCGTCATCTTTTCTTGGTAATGCGGGATTATCAGACATAGGTGTTTCACCTTTCTCTAATTTAGATTGTATTCCTTGGTCCATTCTTTCAGGTCCATCATATTCGATTTGTTCTTTAGTTTCTTTACTCATCTTTGAATGATATATTTAAATTGTCGAATTTAAGGAATTCTGGTAAATCTTTATCTTCCACCTTAGCTTTAGGTGCTGGCTTATGTTTTGGTTGATAAGGATTCTTTCTTTTTGGTTTTGTACGTGTAGGAGTCTTTACAGGTGCCTCTTTAGTACCTGGTGTCTGTTCAACCATATTAATTAAGTCTTTTTTAGTCATAGAAGGTTTGTTCGTATTTTTTATCAAAGATACAATACTTTCTTCAATTTTTCTAACATTTTCTTTACGTTCTTTAATTTGTTTACTTACACTAGTAACACAAGCATCAAATTTCTTCTCGGCATTTTTCTTCCAAGTCTTTTTAGGTCCATATTTACCTTGAATACTATCCATACAAATAGCATACTCACTATTTTCTTCAAACATACCTAACGTATAGAATGCTGGACGAATAATTGAGGTATCTATTTTTTTACTTTTTTTCTTTTTCTTTTTACCCTTCTCTTCGGCAATACCCATACCATCACCACCAGCTTTAGGATTAACTCCATAATTAGCTGGTCCGTCATCATTACCCTCACTATTA